TTATGGATGGTTTGACTCTTAAACCTTTGGTTATTACAGACGCCGGAAATCCTGGTATAGTTGTTATTGGAGGTAATAGAGATACTGCAGATAATAGAGGTTCTAATACCAAATTGGTAGTAAATGGAGATATTGAGTTCGATGGTGGTGGTGCGTTTAAGTTGTCTGGTTTAGAGTTCTCTACTACTGATCTGGGTTTAAACATTATAAGAAGTACAACTATCGGTGGTGCTGGTGGAACGCGTCGTCCGGTTACATTTGTCCACTTTCTTACGAGCGATACGGATTCTGAATTTGCACGATTTGATGAAGATGGAAGATTTGGTTTAGGTACAAATGCACCAACTTCTAACATACATGTCTATGATACAACGCCAGGTGATGTTGATATCATGAAGATTCAAAGTGTCGGTGATGATAAAAATACCAACATGCTCATATACACAAACGATGGAGAAGGTGGTATAGTCACTGGATTCAGTAACATAGACAATAAGACAACAGGTATGTCGCTAAGTGTAGCCAATAATAGCACGATTACAACTTGTCTTAACATAGTTAATACAAGTAATGTAGGTATAGGAACACCCACACCCGCACGCCAGTTTCATGTTGTTGATCACAGAAATCCAGCCCTTGGTCAAACTGGTACTATGAGAGTGGAAAGTGTACTGTCAAATGCGAGTATAGAGTTTACTACAACCGGTGGAAGTTCAAATATTTACGCAGATTCAACTGGTAATGTGTATATTCAACCTTCCGCAGCTGGTAGAGCTACAACGCATATATCAAGTAATGTTAATATAGATGGTGATTTATTAGTAGGTGGAAATATTGATTTCTCACAGATTGGTATAGACCTTGGTGGTTTGTCACCAAATACATCTCTTGAAGTAGGTGGGGGTACCATATTTGGTTCTGGTTCTGGACTAGTTCAACGTAAGACATATTCAAGTACATTTAGTGTAGCCGCTGGTTTCGCTAAAGATATACAAATATTATTTGGAGAAGGTGCATTTTATGCAAAAATAACAGCAATGTTGAGAAAAACAGATGATTCAACTGTTGGTGATATAAATACGATGGTTCTTGATGTACAAGGTGGTACCGGTGATGAATCACAACCAACCTCTAATGTATCAGTAGGTCAAATGACGTTATTTGGTGATAGTGGTAACAGTTATCCCTGGAGTCCAGCTGTATATACAGGTCAATTAGGTATAGATATAAGACCATATAACGTAGAATCAACTAGAGTTTATTCGTATGATATTTTTATAGAATTAACCACCGCATGTGGAGGAAAAATAGTAAAAATAACCCGCGATAGGACACTCGCTGGTTCTCTTGATAATGGTAATGGTGGTCAAACGGAAATTACAACTTTTGATTATTAATTTTACCAAATGGGAGTACAAATTTCCCAAAGGTAGAATTAATTAAAACAAATTATGCCCTGATGGAATCAGAGACGGCTAAAAAAAGAACGCCGACAATGAAAGCCATGACGACGTAATTACATTCAGTTTCTTCAATACCAATTTCTGGTTTGACTTCTTCCTTCTTTGTGACAACGGGCTGTTCACGTTGCACAGGAGGCTCTAGCTCATCCAATGGGCAGTAGCCTATCATTTATATTGTACTTAGAGATTAATTTCTGTTTTCTTCTTTCGGCGGGTTCTTTTTGGTTTAGCTGTATCAACCGAGACCTCTTTCACTTCACCACCCGTAGATTCCCCTGAAATAGAAACAATGTCAGAAACATCTTCTTCTACATCATATTCGGTATTACTTGGAATACTTGTGTTCATTGGTGGAGGTGGTGGCATCATCACACCACCCATCAAACTTGAAATATCAATTCCAGGTCCTTGCATTTCGTATTGACCGGTACCACCCACCGGTGCTGCATCAGCTGGTCCAGATGGAGCTCTGGTAGTGTTTTGAACCGCTGCCATCATATTTTTCACAAGATCTGGATTTTGCTTCAAGACATCATTCATATTTGGAAGGGCGGTCTTAAACATTGAGTTTGTCAAGTGGAACATCATAGCAGAACCACCCAACATCATGATGAGCTTGATTTCTGGAGCAACGGCAACCTTGGATCTATATTTCACATACAATTCTTCGAATACGCCATCATAGTCATCCACATTTTCCATAACTGATTCGCTCCACCCTTCAAGTTGAATTTCGAATGGATTGTAACGCTTGTTAAGAAATTCCAACCCTGTAACACAAGCTACAAGCATTCTTCTAGAAAATCTAATGGATTGTTCAACATCAATACTGTATGTAATTCTCTTTACTTCGGAGCGCAATTCATCAATGTTAGAATAGGCGTTCAATCTCTTGTTCACGGCAAAACCTTTCTTTTCAAGACGACCCAACTTATTAATAAGGTCCGCCTTTTCTTCCTCGATTGAAGTGTAGCCCTTTGATGGTTGCTCTTCCTGGGTCATACCGCCCATTGGTTCATCGTCAAAAAACATCGGTTCATCTTCACCGTAATCAATTTCTTCATCCATCTGTGTTTGTTGCGGGGCACTTTGTTTGTTTGGATTCACAAAAGCATCCATCGCTTCTTGTTGTTGCATTGGTGGGGGTGATCGGTGCGACGATTGTGGGGCTGAGCGTTTCACAGGCTGGGGTCGTGAAGAGGAAATCTCAATTTCATCCATCAGGGCCTGTTCGTCAGCGTCCAATTTCATCACAGTAGCACTTCCACGATCTAAGACAATTTCTTCGTCCATCTACTCTCTATATGGAAACTATTAAATATCCTTTAACGCACTTTAGAAAAAATTATGTACCTAATATATAAATGATTAGCCTCAACCGAGCGAACCGAAATGCCATCATGTCCATCGTCGCATTGATTGTGGTGATCTTCTTGCTCGCAGCGACGAAGAACACAAGCAGATACCAGCCCAGACCAATCATTATCAAGGCTGTCAGTGAAGAATCCATCTTCAACTTGGAACACAAGTTGGAATGTGCCCCTGGTTACACCAGCGAAGGTAGCACTTATACCAAGAGCTTGACTCCAGGTGGTGTCTGTGGTGCTGAAAAGCTTGTTGCTGATCAAGCAGGTTACAGCATTGAGGACGGAATTGGTGGATCTTTAATCTAAGCTAATACTAAATGGCTTTGGTTACTTCGCCCCAAACTATTCCAGATCTCAACTACGAGTATCACACAATAACAGTTGATTCAATTGGTCAGGATAGCGCCAACACCTTTACATCTCATCTCCAACAACCCCTTAAAAATGTCGTCCAGGCTAGACTTTTGGCTGCCCACATTCACTCCAATGTAGTTACCGAACATTGCTATGTTTCTGTTAGCGAGTTGGATACTATTTTTAATGATAGAGCTTCAAATGTTCTTACTGGACAATCTCATATGAGCATGATTAGAGGATCGTTTGCGAGTCTTATCACAGAAAATACTACCCACGAAGCTGGTAATTCATTGATTACATTCAAAGATAACTATCCAATTGTTGCTCAATATATTGATCCAATTAAACGCATAGATCGTCTTAGTGTAACCATTCGCGATCAAAATGGTAATACCATTAAAAATTCTACCGACACTGGTTCAAATTTTTTAGTTTTTAGATTTGTGTGTAGAAAACCAAATTTGTAATTTTCTCTATTTAAAGTAGTAATAAACATGTCTTCGGGTATTGTTCAACTAGTAGCAATTGGTGCTCAGGATGAGTACATCATGGGCAATCCAGAGATATCGTTTTTTAATTCCACATTTAAAAGACACACTAATTTTTCACAATCCGTTGAAAAACAAACTATACGCGGAGATGTGAAAAATAATTCAATGTCAAGTGTTCAAATTGAAAAGTCGGGTGACTTACTTGGATATATTTATATGACTATTGATGACACCAACCAGGCTTTGGATACATCAAGGTGGGATCTTATTATTGATAAAATAGAACTTCTTATTGGAGGATCTATTATCGATACACAAGATTCCATTTTTACTGAAAAAATAGCTATAGATACTTTTGCACAAAACGTTTCTAGAAGTGCAATTGGCACTCACCCAGGTGTTCACGCACGTTCTTATTTTTATCCACTTCGTTTTTTCTTCTGTGAAGGACCTCAGTGCGCATTACCACTTGTTGCTCTTAATTATCACAATGTAGAGTTGCGTATATATTGGGGTAACCAAGCTTCTAATTATAATATAGAAATGTACGCAAATTATTATTATTTAGATAACGAAGAAAGGGGTAATATTGCTACAAAAAAGCATGATCTTCTTATCACACAGGTTCAAAAAAGTATACCAAGTGGAGAAACTACACAAGATCTTATATTTAACCATCCCATAAAATATCTTGCATCTTCAGATACGACTACCGATGGTGCTCTTACTTCACCAACAAATAAAGTTAAACTGTCCATAAATGGTGTTGAATTATCCAACTACAAATGGGGAAAGCCACACTTTATTGATGTCATGAACTATTATCACACAAATTTTGTAACTTCACCCGATTTCTTCCTTTACTGTTTTTGTCTCATGACAAGCTCTCTCCAGCCAACTGGAACATTGAATTTCAGTAGAATTGAGTCAGCAAAGATCATGAGTGAAAATACCGCTATTAATGACCCAATATACGCAGTCAACTATAACATACTTCGTATTCAAAATGGGATGGCGGGTCTCCTCTACGCAAATTAATTTACTACCATATATTAAATGGTTAAGAACTTACCTTCGGTGGAAAGATCTACCAAGATTAGGTTTGGTAAACACGTACCTGACTCCAATGATCAGGAGGAAAATACCATTGTCTTCAATGCGAGTAACGTGACGGTTCCAACACCTTATTCTAATGCCGTATATCTTTCCCCCATTCGTAATAGACCGGACTATACAGCCCCGGAGATTGTACTTCTAATGTACGACAAGAGCACCAAAGAAATTACAGAATCTGGTGAATCCGCAAACGCTCTCGTCGGTGGTGCAACATTGGATTTGGCCGTGAATCGTTCAAATACGACATCAAATGTGGTTCAATTTATAGGTGGTTTTGTCACAAGTTCAAATGTTGGTTTATCAAATCTTATTCCGCAACACACAGTGAGTGTTGGTTCAAATCTTTACATTGATGACTTGGGTTCAAATGTTTTGGTTGTTTCTGGAAATGTTGCCGTCCTCAAGGATATGATTGTGGAAGGTAACCTCACAGTAAATGGGGATACCACCGTGATTTATACCGAAAATACATCTATCAAGGATGCGTTCATAGAACTTGGTGCTGATAACACCTCGGGTGATACAACACTTGACTTGGGGGTTTTGATGCATAGACCCGATGCGTTGTCAAATGTGGTCATTGGTTATCGCGAAGGAAATGATGAATTCGCAATCGCTTATACCGATTCACAACCAACCGATAAAACATTTGTGCCCAAAACTGATGAAGACATTAATGTTCATGTCTACGGTCTTACCCACGTGGATGCCAATA